CACTACCTAACCCAAACCTATTAGCTAAACCTTTACCTGAACTGGGACCGCCTATAAAAGAAGATCCTGTCTGACCAAACATGCCACCAGCTAACGGGTTTTTTAATCCTGACATAATATTACCAAAACCACCGCTTGCAGCTCCTCCTGCAATAGAAGATATGCCTGGAATACCTGCTCCAGCTACAGCACCCAAACCTTTGCTTAAAACGCCACCAACTTTTCCTAAAGCACCACCAATACCAGGAATTTTTGTAGCTAAACCACCAATACCACCTAAAACTCCTCCTAAAGCTGTTCCAACTCCAGGTATAAACATAGCTACAGGAGCTACCTTTTTAACTACTTTCTTTAAACTTTTGCCTAACTTCTTGAGAAAGCCAAACTCAGCCATACCTGTAATTGGGTTGATAGACATGCCATCGCCAACAGTATACTGATTAGGATCTAAGCCTACAGCAATCATTTCTTGTTTAATTGTTTCTTGGGTTTCAGGAGAAAGCACTGGTGGTACTACCATTTCTCCTGGTGCTACGTGGGCAAGCATGGTATCTTCTCCTCTTCCTAGACCTGCTATTCCACCTGGATTATCGATATTCATCATGCTCAAATCATTCCTCATTACATTTTAACCAAAATACTAATAAGTATCTGTTTCCTGATTCTACTGCAAGACCCCTATGCATATGCGTAAAACTAGGAAATATTAGAGCGTGGCCAGTTGGTAATGGCTCGACTGTACCACGTTTTAAAAACTCAGTTCCGCCACCTTGGTAATCACCTGTGTTAAGAGGCACTACCATACTTATATCAGCACTTGCATCGTGATGCCAAGCACCTTGTTTTTTATCCCTTAAATTATAGTTTGCTATTTGTATTCCGCCACTATCTACGTGCCTGTTCCAAATATTCAAAAATATAGGATTACCTATAGTATATATCGTTTGCATTAAAGAATGAAAGATTTGTGGACAATTATCTTGAAAAGTTATTTCTGGTATTTGCCTTAAATTATCCTCCTCTGGGTTAGGATTGAACCCAAAATGCCGTTCAAGGTTGTGCATTTCATCTAATAAAACCTTACAAAACTTTTCTGAAAAGAAAGGAACCGTATAAACATCTTGTAGTGGTTCTTGTATTATTTTATCTAGAGGTGTGTCTTTTCTATCGTTTACGCCACTATCTTCATAAAAATCAACTATAGGCTGTATAGATTCTTTAACAGCAGTAAGTGTGTTTGCTTGTATATACCAGTCGTTTGGATACATTAGTAAAAGATTTTTTGGTTGGTATATCAGTTGTTCTGCTGTATTAATCATAAATTTATGGTTGTTGATCCAGCAATATTAATTGTTACTGTACCAACATCTGCTATAGCTTCAAAACCTTGCGTTAATGTCCTATCGCCTATGTCTACCCATTTATTGCCAGTGTATACCTGTAAAACACCTACCGTAGTGTTCCAAATAATACTGCCATCATTAAATTTAAGTGTGTTTTTTTCTGCATCGCTTATTTGTCTTACATTGTCAAGATCTACTGCACCCAAGTTTATCTCTAATATTCTTACCAATCTGTTAAAAAGATCTGAAGTTACATTATCACTGGCTAGAGGTAACTGAGTTTGTAATAATTTACTCATCTTCTACCGTCAGGTTTAATATCTATACGTGTAGCTCCAAGTCTCCAACCTATTGCTAGATTACCATCATTGGTAGCGTCATCATCTGATTCAAAACGTAAAGCCATCTGCCTAGATCTACTTCTTACAAAAACTTGTTGTGTTGTAGAACTTATGGCATTTGTAGAATTTGTGGTAAGAGAGTCACCAGGAAAGTTTCTTGTTTTTAAAACAATATTTACATTGCCATTATTTTCATCTTGAATAAATTTGTAATCTGGTATAATTCTTTTGATAAAGCTAAATTGTTGACCATCACCAATGTCCATATCGGAACTTTCAATAAAAACATTGGTCATTGGAGATCCATCATCATCAAAACCAGTCTCGTGCTTAAAAAGTAAATTACTTCCTGTTGCACGTGGATAATTTTCTGTGCCAGAGTCAAGCCATGCTGTTCTTACAAGTTGACCATAAAACCACAAGTTTTCTGCATAATTATAAATAACATACCTATCTATCTCTGATGAACTGCTTGAACAATAAAACCAACCAACTTCGTTTTTATCAGCAATAGTAAAAGCATTAATTTTAAATGACTGTGTTAAATTAATATCGTTAAAAACATAATTATGAACTGAACAGGGTAAGTGTTTCACCGAGCCGTTATAAACATAAAAATTATTATAACTCATCCAGTAAACACCTTGTGGTGCTGTAATAGCAGCTTTAGGACCTACTAAACCAGTTCCTTCGTTTATTAAATTAATACCAAATGTAAATGGTGGCCCAATAAATTGCATACTGTATAGTGCTGTATCTGTCCATATTAATGTTTCTTGTCTTGATTTCACTGCACCAATTATTGATGAGCCACTAGATAATCTTAAAGAACCTGCAGTATTTGTTGTCAGTGGCTCAAATTCTAATTCATTTTCCTGGTCACTAAATGCTACCAACATGGGATCAATTATTCCTGTTCTAGATGAACCAGAAATAGGGTCGGAACCCAAAACAATAAGATGTCTATCAGTTTCTGAAGTTATTACTTGTAATCCTACTGTCGGAACTAAATTTGCACCAGCAATAGTGGACAGTTCGACTGCTCTAGTACCAACACCATTGTTTTCTGTCCACTTAAAAATATTGCCTGCTCTAGCATTAATTATTAAATCCTCTCCATAATTATCATGCGTCCAAAGTCTTAATTGATTTGTAGCATCTAATGCAGATGTACTGCCAAAAGTACCCTCACCCCAGCCGTTTATACCCCAACCTGTACCAGGAACATAAACATCTAATCCAACATTAACCTGATAAGCACCTACAACCGAAGATCCGCCGTTGCCGCTATCAGATGCATTTGCAGTTACTGTAGTGCCAGATGTATCTTTCGCTTCTATAGTGTAACTATTAGCGTTTACTATGGTTGCTATTTGATATTCTTGATTCAGCACTGTAGCAGTTATATTACCTCCTAATGAAGAAGCTCCGCTAAACGTAACAAAATCATTTTTTACAGCCCCATGTGCAGTGTCTGTTACGGTTATAGTTGCATCGCCATTTGTTGCAGAAAAAGTTACATCTCCTGCAGATGTAGTTGATCTTATTGGAGTTATATCATTAAAGACAGTACCACTTTCAATGTAATATTTTAAATGTGTGCCTATGCCTAAATACTTTGTACCACCTAATGATATAAAACTATGTAATGCTCTTGCTGTACCTTCATACGTACTAGATGTTATTTTTTCCCAACCACCAAATTTTTCAGGTCTTCCTTTTCTGAAACGAACAAGATTACAATCAAACCAACCGCCTTCATTATCGTAGGCTGTGCCCTCTCTGTTTATACCTGGTCTAAATGTAATTTTTTGTAATGCCATTTATACCCCTGTCCAGTCTTTACCTTGAAAAAGCAAAGCCTCTGCTTCTCTTCTTCTTACTAAACCTTGTCTGACCTGTCCACCAGCTTTATTCCAACGTTTAATTTGATTTGGTATATCATCCCAAACTTTGTTGTTAATTCTAGACAATAATGTACTTGAAGATAGGTTTGAGGGTCCTAAATTAAATACCCATGATACCAAGGAATCAAACTCGTTTTGTTGTAGATCAACAGTAACCATGTCGTTTATATAGCCTTCGTATTCATGCATTTCTTCTAGCAATAAATTATCTGCATCCTCTTGAGTTATAGTATTACCCTCTTCAACTCCTTTTGTAGAGCCATAACCTATAGTCCAAACGCCAGCTGCACATTTGTAAGCCTCAAGCTCACAACCTTCAAATTTTTTTATTAGG